ATTATTAACAGCCAAAATATTAAAAACTTCACAAAGATTGGAACGTGTGCTATCAGGAATGATGGTAAAACAAACCAATTGTGGAAAATGGAATGGAATAAAGAACACGATGCGTTAATTAAACAAAATAACGGGCGTATTTACTTGATTGTAAAGAAAAATGAATATGGTATTGATGAAATTATGAAAATTGGCAAGTCCGAGTGCAAAGGAGGTATGAAAAATACGTTTGCGTTCTACCAGGGAGGGCTTGGAGGAAGTCCATCTATCCGAACATTTGGAATTCACCATCTTATTTATAATGAGTTGGTTGCCAACAATTCCATTGAAATATATGGAATATGGAATAGTCCCGTGGAGGTACAAGTACCAGGGCTTTTTGGTGTGACAACTGAATTTATTTGCCCGTCGATTCATGCCATGGAAGAAAAATGTCGCAATGATTATAAAAGTGTTTATGGTAAATATCCACCTTGGAATTTTCAAGAAAATGCTATTAGCTGGCCAAATGAAATTCTTGAGAAGTATAAGGCACAAGTTCAAAATAGAGGCACAACAACGCAGAATAATAATACACAAGAGATAACAAGTGATAAAGCTCATACGGATAATCAAAATAATACCAATACATTGATGACCGATATTGCATTCATGTAAAAAATAAAAAAAACAAAGAAAAACTAATCCTCATTATCAATAATTACGTGTTTTGAAACATTTTTTATTACCTTGCTAATATTTTTGTCATTCGTAATAATGGTTTGATTTAAAATATCTGTATACATTTTATTCAAAGGACTATCCATATTTTCGCATTCAGGATTAGCAATTACCCATTCAGCCAATTTGCGAACATTGTTTTGCTTTATATGTTGTATTGCCTCCTTGATTTTTTCTTTATTGTTGTCTTGCTCCCATATTTCATTATCTTTTACATATAATGTCTCTTTTTTACTATCAGTGCAATGAATCGGTCTCTTTGTTACATCTAATCCTTGTATTGCTTTTACAATAATATTAGACATACCTTCCACAAAACCACGAGACCCTGTATTTTCCAAATCTTTCATTTCTATTGTAAGAGAATTGACAAAGTCCATTATATTCAATGCATCCTTGCATTTTTCATTCAAAAACAAATTTATGCTGTAATTATTATTCATTGTGTTATTGGTTGTGTTACTGATAACTGGTGTAATCGAATTTATTTTTTCTGTTAAATTTTTATTGTGTTTTTCTTGTTGCTCTATAAAAGTTGAATTCTGATTGATGATTGTTTTCTGCAACTCCTTGTTTTCTTTGATTAATTGTATGATTAGTTCATTTTTGTCCATGGATTCCGCGCTGTCAACTATATCTTTATCATCGATTATACTTATAATTTCGTTATTTCCGGATATATCCATTTTTTCGTGTTTTTCGTGTTTTTCGTGTTTTTCGTGTTTTTCATTTTCACGGAAAAAATCAATAAATTCACAATTTTTCTTATGTTTTGACAATGATGACAAATGTTTATATTTTTTCCCACAAATACAATCGTATATGATGTCACTTTTGAGCGACTTTTTATTAGCCGTGAAAGTTAGTCGTTTGTGTTTTGCAGTCAAAACATGTTTATTAAAGTCATTCTGTTTACTTGTAATATAGTTGCACTTTTCGCATAAAAATTTCTGTGCGACTTTTTGCGACTTTTGGTTAGCCATAGAGACTAACCAAAAAGTCGCCTTAAATCGTATTTTTTTCAAAAAATATGTGAAAAAAAGGGAAAAATGGTGAAAAATGAAAAATAATAAAAAAACTTCAGTCACAACATTTGAATGATTTTTTTTGAAATTAGATGGTATATCTAGCAATTTCGCTTTTTCACGTTTTTTAGGGTCGTAAGTTTTTTTACGAATTTTTACTTTTTTTCAAAAATTTTTTGGTTTTCAGGAAAAAGTTTCAAAAAAGGGCTTATATGTGAATCTTTGAAAATATACAACTTTATAATATAATTTCTTATTTACTAGTTATATGAAGGATTTGGTATAATTAAATAACATATATGCGCATCTACATTAAAGGTGATAATATTACATTTTCAAATATTGTAATATTATTATATTTTGCGAATTTACATTCCATTTTCAAACATGTCGGAAATCAAATCGTCTAGACCTGTTTTTGGAACCCAACCCAATTGTTTTTCAGCTTTTCCTGCATAACCTAGCAAATATTCTACTTCACTAGGGCGGAAATATTTACTATCGATTTCTAGTACAACTTCACCTGTTTCTTTATTAATCGCCTTTTCGTCTAATCCCTCACCAGACCATTCCAATTCAATATTTTTATATTTGAAACACTTAATGATAAAATCTTTAACCAGTGTTGTTTTATTGGTGGATAATACATAATCGTCAGGTTTCTCTTGTTGAAGCATCAACCACATACCTTCAACATAATCTTTTGCGTGTCCCCAATCACGATGACTATAAATATTTCCCAATTTAAGAGTTTTTTGTTTACCATTGACAATGTCTTTAACTCCGTTTACAATTTTCATGGTTACAAAATTAGCTCCGCGTCGAGGACTTTCGTGATTAAATAGAATACCATTACAAGCAAATAAGTTATATGATTCCCTATAATTGCGAACTAAATAATGCGCATAGACTTTTGCACAAGCGTAAGGTGATTGGGGACGAAAAGGTGTAGTTTCTGTTTGTGGTTTTTCAAGAACATCGCCAAACATTTCACTGGTTCCGGCTTGATAAAAACGTGTTTTTTCTTGTATTTCTTTTGGAAAGGAACGGATTGCTTCTAGAAGTTTTAATACACCAATACCATCTACCATGGATGTATATTCGGGAATTTCAAATGAAATTTGTACGTGACTCTGCGCGCCCAAATTATAAACTTCAAATACTTCAAAATCGCGATTATGTGTGATTTCAAAAAAAAGCTGGTTTAATGCCGAACCATCAGTTAAATCTCCATAATGCAATTGAACATTTTTACGAATATGGTCAAGTCGGTCACTAGAAAACATGAGCGATGTTCTGCGAACAATTCCATGTACTTCATAACCTTTTGAAACCAAAAGTTCGCTTAAATAAGAACCATCTTGACCTGTAATGCCAGTGATAAATGCAATTTTCACCATAATAATAATAATAATAATAATAATAATAACTTTAAATTATTATTATTACATTTATCTTTTTTTACGTGTTTCTTTTTTTCCGCCATTTCTTTTTCGTGTAAACATACCTTTAAATTTCGATAGCATTCGTCTTTTTGGTGGTTGTGAAGTTAATGATTTATCACTAGATGGACTAACGTATGATTTGACATTTCGTTTGTGACTATTTGGAGTATTCTCTTGTATAGATGCAAAACGTTGTTCACTTATAAAATTGTCGATACTTTTTTTTCTAATATTGTCTATATTTTTTGGGGGTTTCATTAAATAATAGAGTATTTCGATAATATCCAAATATTTATTTTGTTGAAATTCATTGTCTTTTGTTTCATATATTTGCATTTTCATATCTTCTAATCCTTCATTAACAATATGTATAATTTTGAGGTATTTAAAAACACTAGACGATTGTATTAAGTCTACGCCAAAATTCTGTTTGTTGTAACTTCTATCAGCATTCAAAATAATCATGAATAATGTTTTTAATGAGTAAATTAAACTCCCTTTTTTCTCATTTTTTATTTCATCTTTTGTAGTATCGTTAATATAAATTTCGTAATCTTTTATGAATGTATCAACAATCACTGATTCGCCTGGAGGTTTATGAAAAATCATATTTTTTAAATAATAAATCATTTGAGGCGGAAATTTTTTAGTATAAAAAGGAAATGATAAATCATCATATACATTAATAAATCTACCAAAATCGATTAATTTCACATCCATGGAACTAGGATTTTTTGCACCTGCTCGTTTATGTGTTATATTACGTGTTGTCAGAATATTACCGCCATGTGCATCACAATGAACTATACCCGTTTGCAAAAAAAGACGTACCATTTGTGCAATTGTTGACATTGCTGCGTGTTTACGTTCTTCTAGAGTAAAATTGCCTGAAAATGCATCTGCAATTTGAACATAGGAAGAAGCATTTTCCATGGATATCATGGATAATTTATAGCCATCACTCTCGTTTGGATAATTTGGATGTTCTGATAAACGCATTTTTAAATATTGTAATACTTTTTTTGATTCAGCATTCTTGCAATGCTCTACTAATTTGTCAAGTATAATAAAAGCATTTTCAGTATTAAAATAAGAAAAATCAGCAATGCCCGGAACGATTGGTTTTCCGGTATTTTGTATACTTTCTAAATATATTTTTTGTTGAATATATACTTCATCTATAACATCTTCGTCGCGATCTGTTTGTTTTTTATGGTCGTAAGCTTGAAAATTTAATTCTGGTTCTATGTTTTCAACATTTTTGCTAGTTAATGCAAATTTTAATATAAGTGAATTTACTTTTTTATCTAATTTAGTTTTTTCTTCATTTAATGTATAGAAGAGACTATCGTTTTCATCAATATTCAATACAAACACAAATCCTTTTAATGAAGACATATACAAAGGTTTAATTTCCTTGGCATTTTCAATCATTTTATATATGGCATTAAACGTAGATGGAAATTTTTGCGTTAATAATAAGCCACCATTTTGCAAATATTTCATATATTACATAAATATAAAATAATTATATTGTAAAAAAATATCTACAATATTATATCATTCGATTACATATTTTATACAATCCCTTTATAGGCGTTGTCTTTCTTCACGTACCAAAGATACGAATAAGAGTACACAAACAACAAAGGCTGCAATTACGATAAACCCCATACTATATTACGATTTTTTAACTAATTCCATCTTTATTAGTTGAAAAAAATTCAATTTTTTTTAACTGGAAATAAATTATACAAATAAATTGAATTATATTAAATACATTATTATATAATATAAAAATGATGTATTTGAAAATTTACGTAAAAAGCGACAACTTGCGCATGTTTTACATTGATGCAGTTAAAAAGCACAATGAAAAAATGACGAAACCTTATCCTGATTCCGGGTTTGATTTATTTGTCCCTGAAGCAAAAAATGTTCCGGCACATAGTACTCAAAAAATAGACTTGGAAGTAAAATGCGAAGCATATTATGAAAGTAAAGACAATCACTGGATTAGTTATTATGATAATGATGCAACTATTTATTATGATATCGTTAATAGAATTCGAACTCTTGAAAAGCCACCTAATTATGATAATATGAAAATTCCAACAGGTTTCTATATGTATCCTAGAAGTAGTGCTAGCAAAACTCCATTGCGTCTATCGAATAGTGTGGGTATCATTGACGCAGGGTATCGTGGAAATTTGGGGGCGTTTGTAGATAATATTTCTGCAAATAATTATAATGTAGAAAAGGGAACACGATTGTTTCAAATATGCGCTCCAAATCTAGAACCAATTCATGTAGAACTAGTTAGTAGTGAAAATGATTTGGGTAATAGTGAACGAGGAACAGGGGGGTTTGGTTCAACAGGAAAATAAATTATTGTAATATATAAAAAATGTAAACACCATATGGATATATTTTACATTTTTTGAACCTAATTCCTACTTACAATAGGGGAATATATATTATAGTTTTTTTCGCTTAACACATATGGTTTCACTGGTTTCACTTTTTTCACTTTTTTTTTTATTTTCTTCAACGGAACCAATTTTGCATTGATTGAATTATAACAATCAATGCAAACAAACATTTCACTATTGTTTATCTCATTGAAACTCAAACTGCACGAGAAAGGTTTTACACAAACTTCTTCATTGCAGTGACTACAAACAACTATATTTTCCAATGTTTTGCATACTTTGCAGTTATGACTTAGTTCTAAAAGTGGTTTATAGATTTCTTCCATATTTACTCTGATATTTCATTTTTTATATTTTTACATAAACTATGTTTTTTTTTCAATTTTTATTTGGTCACAAATGACAAACTATACTTTAGTTTTCATCAATAGTTGATATATGCTTTTATCTAGTATATAATATTTATCTGTTCCGTGTATTCCAATGACTTTATCAAAATTACCCAATGTTTCAATAGAAAAATCGTTACAATCTGCTATACTAGGTAGTTTAAAAAGTTCATTGTGTTTTCGCATTAATTTTGTAAAAATAACATCTTCTGGTAATCCATGATAACTATCATCTATTAATTTGCACGCAAAAAGCATTGCTTTTTTAGAACGATAAGATAGACCACCATTAATAATAAATTCATTTTCGCGATTTAATTTTCCACATACAGCTCCATTATAGTCATATTGTATATGTTGCTCTGTTGGATTGCGTAAAAATAACGTGTCCAATTGAAAAATAATAATATGTTCCTCTTTTATTTGTTCCCAAAAATCAGAACTTGTTAACAACTGATTATATTCTTGAATGTTTCGCATGTAGGCGTTGATTGTTATATTATAATATTCTCCTTCTAAAGTATGACGCAAAAACTGATTTACATTCGGTGTACCAAAAACATACAAATTATAACCAGGGCATTTATCTATAGCGTTTTTTATTACTAATGGTAACCAAAATGAAGGTCTCGTTTCAATTATTACTAAACATTTATTACTAGTGTTGTCTAAAACAATGGGAACTTTTTTATCATAATATTGCATTAAATAATGCCCACATGCATATTCCATAAACAATAAATAGAAAAAATTTATTGTTTATTTACATAATATTACAACCAGAACCATAATGCATTTCCATTTGCTTAAATTCCTTGTTATTTTTTTCATATTGTAGATTTCTACTAATATCTTCTAATTCACTAATAATTTCGGGGTCATCCATTTTAATTTCATTAATAATAGTTTCTATTTCTTCCTTTGTTTTTTTATTTTGTTTTGTTTCTTGTTGTTCTTCTTCTAGACGAATTCTTTTTTGTGCTCTTGTTTCCATTTATTTTCCTTGTTCTTTTATGTTTAAGTATTTTTCGTTTTTTTGTTTTATTATTTTGGTTGTTACTTTGCGATAATTGTTTTTTAAAATGAGTAAAATCTAATTTTGGCAGTTTAATAAAGTTTTTTTTGTTAATGTTGTATTTATTCTTATATAATTCGTGAACACCTTCATAATAAACATGTTTTTTATCAATATCAAACATTTTAATTGCTTTTTGAAGGTTTTTTTCATTTTCGCAATCGATTTCCATATATGGTTCTATTCCCGGCCAGTGGTCTATTACAATTTCTTTTACTAGAGGATGACTCCATTTTTCTCTTTTTGTTTCTATATATGATTTTTGTTTCAGTCCGCAATTTAATAAAAAATGATACGCGTCATCAAAATCGGCTTTCAATTCTATTTCGTCTTCTTTGGGATATTTCGATTGTGAATTAAATATTTTGCATGTTAACGTAACTCTATCGCGTCCCTCGCTTCGTAAACGTATAAATCCATTATGATTTTTATTTGGTAAATGAAATAAATAACGACGGAATAAAACACTACTATGGATACGTTTGCCACCATTTTTCTCTATTTTATTTCTTAATTCTGTTATAGGGACATTGATTATTTTACATTCATATTCATAAAGCATTGTATAATATAACATTAGACAATGTTTTACAGCAAAAAAATAAAATTTATTCAAATATATAATTAAGTTATTCTTCAATATTAATTTTGGGGAGGTCTTCATCGCTACTTGGTTTAAAGTCTTTTGGAACAATTATTTCAGCAATAACTGAAATAAATTTATCGTTCAATTCGTAACGTTGTCCAATGACACGAATGTGAATAATATCACTTTCATTAATGTTGTTAAAATACGCATTTTGAAAATGATGGTCACGAGCAATAAATATAACCAATGGTGATGGGTCGTATTTATGCACTTCAGCGCGAATACCTGCTTTTGTTATATTTTTTGCTTGACACTCAATAATCATTCCTTCTGTTGGCAAACAAGCAAACATTTCAATTGTACATGTGAATTGAATAAAATCATTTAGAATCACTCCAGCGGAAAAATTAATAATGTTCAACGAATCGGGTTTTATATATCCATGACTACAACATGAACCTTCTAAACGATATGCTAATTTTTTTCTCAACGTTTCTTTTGTGTTTCGGTCAACATATTGTATACCTAATTCTACCTTTTCTGTACTGACAACAGGCGTGAATATATCAATTATCTTTAATTTTCTTTTATTAGAGACAAGTTCTTTCGATTTTGGCTGGTTTGTATTAATAGTATTATTATCCATATTAACTTGTTCTGTTTTGGAAGCCATGTTATTATTATATTATTGCGATATAATCTTTAATTCAATTTTCAAATTAAAATTTCAACACTTTGTGGTATAATTTATTATATAGACTTTGTTCCGGGTTCATAAACCATGTATAATTGTTATCATTTTTTAATTGTTTGTATCTAAAATATAATTGAATAAATAAACACATGCGTTCTGAATTAAATGATTTATAGAATTTGCTTTCGTATTTGTTATCTGTTATATTTTGTATAATATCTAACCTAAAATGTTCCTTGTATGTTTTACAAACAGCGCTTGCATTACGAATTTTGTTCGTTTCTTTAATTTTAAATACAAATATTTTCTTCTTTGTACTTTTTTCAGTTTTAGAAAATAGAAGTCCACTATATTTTGGCATATTTTTTTCGTCATAATAATATTTATCGTGTATAATATTTTCAAATTCCTTAAAATGTATTATATTTGCTTTTTCCCATTTATTATCTTTATATATTAAACCTTCTAAATTATCACCATTCACAATAACATAATATTTTAAATCATTTTTTGTAAATACATTTTTCTCTATTATTCTTTTCATATTATGGTCAAGCGATTTTGTATTAGTAATATTTTCATTCATAATTTGAAAAAATAATTTGTATTTTGTTTCATATGGTAAATTATCATAAAAATATTCTAATAAAATTTCATCCATTATTGTTTGCGAAATATCAAATTTACTAGTTAGTACATTAGACACATTATCTAATTCATTGCTAGTATTGTTTTTCATATCGTCAAACATGGTACCATACATTATTTCATCTGGTTCATCATTTTCTAATATTTGCTCATTAGATTTAGTTTTTTGATTATTTACTTCAATGTTAAGTGAATTTATTTTAATGTCTATTGGTTTTATTCTTTCTTCCATTGTAATATGATTATTGTTTATCTCGTGAGGTTGAAATAAGAAAATATTATTTGTTTCAATTAAACGTCCCTTGGAGCCATATTCGTCATAGAGGAAATCGATTGTATTTACATCTTTCATGTCTTCAATTGCTTTTAATATTTGCATTTTAGGATAATGTTTTTTTAATTGTAATAGTTGAAATAATTCTTCTTTCGTATATAAATATTTATTTTGAAATAATTGTTTTATTGTTTCTTTTAAACTATCTAAATTGGTTTGCAAAAACTTTTCATTATAAGTATCATTTTTTACCTGCAATTCTTCAATACTATTACTATCATGAATCTTATTATTTTTAATGGCACCACATTTATAGGCACATGTTTTCATATAATCGCAATTTGAACTATATGATTGATTTTCTAGATTATAATCAATGGTTAAATCATTTGCCAATGTCAATGAAAAAACTTTTGGAACATCCATGTGATTACGATTTGGACTTTGTAAAATGCAGTCAATTGCGTTATTTTTCATAACACGTGAAACTTTTCCAATCTGCATCGCTTTTTTCTCGGCAAGACGATATACGTACATATCAGCACCTTCTTTGTTATCATAATGCGTTCCATATAAATAAATAAGAACATTGCGGTCTTTTAATTCTAATTGTTTATGACTACAATTGCGAACTCCTCTACCAATAATTTGCTCAATGCGATTCATATTATACCATGGTTCCAATACATGAATAGAACGTATGTTTTTTAAATCTATACCTTCTGAACCAGCTTTAGTAATCAAAATAACATTAATTACACTTCCATCTTTATTATCTTCATTTGTTGCCGCGTTTATTTCGATATTATTATTATTTGAAAAAATTGCGTTTGAAGTAATCATTGAATACGTTGCCTGTTTTCCATTAATCAAAAAAGGTGTTATACTATTGTTACGTTTATAGGAATCGCTCAAAAAAGATTTATGGTCGCCGTATCTTATAAATCCCAATTCTTCCAACATAATAGCAACGGGAACAATACCTCCGTAAATATATTGACTGAAGATAAGTGAAATTCCCTTATTTTCTTGAATAGATTTATTTATTTGCTTTAACTTTGAACTATAATTTTCGATATTTTCTGAAGAAAATATTGTTCTAGAATTAGTAAAATAACTACTATTAAATTCATATGGTATTGAATCTACATTACTAACTATTCTTTGTAAGCCTTTTTTTCCAACATATTGATTTAATTCGTCTTCATTGTTTTCGCTTGGAAAAATAATATTTAATGCCTCAAGTGGTTCTTGAAGAGAATTATAACCAAACCTTTTTTCTTTTTTTGAATCATTACCATCTTCTGGTTCTTCTAAACGCAATTCGCTTTCATCATCATTTTCGACGTTTTTTGATTCTTCTTTACTTAATATTGTAGTTTGAATAATTTTTTCATATATTTCTTTTTGAAAACCTTGTATAGTTACAGGATAAACATCAACGTGTTCCAATGGAGTTAATATAACTGAATTATTTAATTGATATTTTGGATAAGGTACATTATTTTTAAATGATATTTCACTAGCAAATAATTTGGGAAAAATGCGAAAAGGAAAACTAAATGGATTTTCGCCTTGAACAAATGAAACTAATCCATTTATTTTTCTCATAAATTTAATTTTGCCTGTTTGCTCTCCATTTTCATCTAGTTTAAAATTGCCATTTTTATCAAAAATTTCATTTTCTATTAAAATTTGTTTTTTCTCATTTTTTAAAAGAATATTAATAACATGAATAATTTCACGATAATTATCAAACATTGGTGTGGCTGAAAGTAATAATATTCTCATATTATGTACTTCCTCTACTAGCATATTTAACGAAGACGATACTTTTTTTTGCTTTTGGTCACTAGGACGAATATTATGAGCCTCGTCAATAATCAATAATCGACCTTCGAATGTTTCTTTTAAAACACCCTTTTTCTTTTTACTATTAATTAATGAGGCTAACTTTGTATATCCCATAAATTCATAATATTTATGAATCAACATATTTATTTTTTCTAAAATTTCCTCCTTTTCGATTTTTTCATCATTTAATACATTTACTTCTTTGTATAATGATTGACCAACACATGTTGAAATATTCCAAGAACCATTTTCTAATTTTTTTAATTTGCTTTCATTAAATAATTGCAATTTAAAATTATCCTGGACATTAGGGGATGCAATAATTAATATTTTTTTACGAATATTCATTTGCTGCATATATTGTCGCATTTCTTCAGCCACGCCAATTGCTGAACATGTTTTACCAGTTCCTAACCCATGATATAATAACAAGCTATTATATGGTGTCATTTTTGATAAGAAATTACGAATAAATATTTGGTGGGGCGCTAATTGAAAATCTTGATTGCATATTTTATTAGAAATTTCATTTAATTTTTCGATGTTTTGTTCATATGCTTTCGAGTCGTAAAATTCACGCTTTTCGCTTATTTTTATCATCATGTTTTCGTCGTCCAATGATGGATAACCAAACAAGGATTTAATTTTACTTTCTTGAGGAGTATTATCCTCATTATCATTCTTACTTGATAAATTCGCTGGATTTGATTTATTTTCACTATCAGAATAATATTCTCTTAATCGCTCTTGAGATGTTTTCATATATATTTAATATATAATCTTATAATCTTGCAAACTTTTATGTATTTTTTCTAATACGTGTTTTTTTTCTAAATTATAAGGGCGTATTACTTTAATACATTGTTCGTACGTTTTCCATTCCATTTTTGATACCTCACTTTTTTGAAAATTATCCATATTCGTATAGTCGCTGTCCATGATTGCCAAATAATATTTGTGCTTGTATGATTTTAAATTTGAGCCTGTAAAAACTTCTTCATATGGTAAAATATTATCAAACAAATGTATTTTATTTCTAGATATTCCTGTCTCTTCTTCAAATTCGCGTAAACCACACTCCATATCTTTTTCCATAAAATTACGTCGTCCTTTTGGAAACCCCCATTCAGATTCTTCCCATTTAGTTGAACTATTTTCTACTAAATATTGTATTGATACTTGCTTATTTTCTACTTCGATACCTTTTCTTAACGTTTCCCATTTTGAAATAACTGATTCCTCAATTTTTTTATTTTTAGCTACTTGTGCAATTTCTTTTGTAAAATTGTCATTCATGATTCTATTTTTTTCATCCAATGTAAGTTCGTCTACAATTGTTTGCAACGAAAATAAACATGATGTATAAAATTTTCCTCTTACAAAATCCACATAACCAAAACTATCTTTGCGACGAATCATTAAATATTCCAAGTCTTTATTTTTATTAAAACGTATTAATACAATTCCTATACTGGTTATGGGTAATTGGCAATCTTGGAATATATGTCCATGATTACCACAATTATTACATGTATTATTGATTCTCATTATTAGATATTATTGTAATATTTTTATATTCATTTTGTATAATGAAGTACAATCCAAATATATGGGGACCCCATTATTGGTTCTTTTTATTTTCTGTATCATTATCATATCCTCATAGTCCAAATAACATAACTAAAAAAAAATATTATAATCTAATACGTGATTTTCATTTGTTTATTCCTGATATGAAAATAGGAAACGAATTCAATGAGTTAATAGATATTTATCCTGTTACACCTTATTTAGATAATAGAAATTCGTTTGTTCGGTGGGTAAACTTTATACATAATCAAATAAATTTAAAACTAAATAAACCAAAAGTCGAACTAAAAGATGCACTACATAATTATTATTTGTTATATATTCCCGAAAAAAAACCATTTTGGGACCAATCAAAACTCATGTTTTTAGGTTTCATTATTTTTCTTTTATTAACTGCCTTAGTATTATATCAAAAATAAAATCTAATGAATATTTAAGAAAAGATGCAAATAAAAGGTGGTGAAGCAATAGCCGCTGGTGGTTTTGGTTGCGTATTTCGACCTCCGTTGAAATGCAGTTCAAAAAAAAGTACTCATAATAGTTCGTTAAAAAATAATAATATGGTTTCTAAGTTAATGATTCAAAAATATGGTGAAGAAGAATATTACGAAACTGCTCGTTTTTTAGATATACTTGAAAAAATACCAAAATATGACCATTATTTTTTATTACCACAGGGATTATGTAGCCCATCTGCATTAAAATCAAGGGATTTAATTAATTTTGATAAAAAATGTAATAATTTGACCCGTAAAAATATTACTTCTGCTAACGTTAATGAAAAATTAGAAAAATTGCGCATTATACAATTGTATGATGGTGGAATAGATTTGGAAAAATATATATCAAAGGAAACAATGACAAATGAAAAATTACTATTGATAAATAAACAACTTGTTCGTTTACTAAAAAAAGCCGTTATACCAATGAATCATTTGGGGTTGTATCATTTTGATTTAAAAGCATCCAACATAATGATGAATGAAAAAAACAAAACGAAAATTATAGATTTTGGTTTATCGCAATATATCGAAGATTTTGATGAAATTCCAGAAGATTTAACCTATCGTCCTTGCCAATACAATTTGCCCGCGACGAATATTTTATTTAATAACGAATTCATTGAAGAATATATTAATTTTTTAAAGAAACATCCAATTCCTTCAGTGGGTGAAATATATACCTTTGTTTATAATTTATATTATAGTACATTAGAACTTGAATTAGGTCCAGGACATTTTGATTTTAAAAAACAAGTATTACGTGATTATATTTTAGAACAACCGAAGATGTCAAAAAATATAATTTTTACATATATTTCAGAAAATTTGCATACATATACACAAAATGGAAATTTTGATATTACTAATCTTTTCAAACATTTCCTGCATAATGCGGATGTATATGGTTTATTAATGTCTTATATAGACATGATTCACCAAAATGGCGTAGTTTGGTTAAATAATGATTTGAAAAAAACTATGCAAAGTGAAATACGGATGTTATTGAAAAAATATATAATTAATAGTTCGTACGAATTAATAGATAAAGAAGAATGTATTAAAGATATAGAAAATCTAAATTCAATGATATTATCTAGGTCAAGCAAAAAATCTATAGTTACTGGTAAAAAAAGCAAACATATTAGCGATACATATAGTGCAAATACGTCTAAAGTAAAAATGTCAATTAAACTTAGTAAGATTAAATCTATTACAAAACAAATGTTCACTAAAACATTGAGTGTAAATCAGAATAATATTAGAACTATAACTGAACGAGCATCGTCTAGAAGAAAAACATCTAAGAAATCAACAAAAAGAACTTCTGGAAAAAAAAGTAATTCACAAACATTAAGAACGAACCGCATGTCAAATAACAAAACAAAAAAAAGGAAAAGATGTCCTAATGGAACGCGCAGAAATAAAAAGACCGGCAATTGTGAACCTTACAATAGAAAATAATGAATGTATATATTAATGGGAAAACTTGAACTTATAATATTCGGCGTATCAGGTTTTTTAGCATTTAACGCTTATTATGATAATTATTACATTCAAAAAATAAAAAGTCATAAAAAAATGTTTGAAGTAGCCATGTATTTGTTTTTAGGATTTTCGTTTTATTTATTGATAAAACGTAGTCCGCATCGTTCTAAAGAGATGTTATCACAAGCATCAAATATGGTGAAATATTTACCTATTGATAAAGGTGCATTTTCTATGGTAACTCCTTTTTTAAATTTAACTGGTTCAGGGATGTCTTCAGACAATGATTTTCGCGAACAACGTATATTACAATCAGGTGGTAATAATCATTTACCAGAACAATTTTATGAACAATCACAAACACCTCAACAACCTGGTGCAACAAAAAGAAGTGTAAGTGAAACGAAAAAAAAATGGGTAGCATCGCAGCAAAATTGGACATGCAACCATTGTAATAAACAACTACCTGCATGGTTTGAAGTAGACCATAAAGTTAGATTAGAGTATGGAGGTTCTAACCATGTAGATAATTTAGAAGCCTTATGTAGGGATTGTCACGGAAAAAAAACGGCAATGGAAAAATTTTAAAATAATATGTTTTTATATGAGTACAAACACATTATCTAATTCCATAACCAATTTTTTTGATACTTATAAAAATCCATTACGATATATTTATGCATTGGTGTTGTTTTTATTAATAATGTTTTTATTGAAGCACTTTAAAGCAACACCTGTTTTTGAAGAAAATCATCCTGAAGTATTTTCAGCTACTATTGCAATAAGTGGAATTTTAATATTAGGTTCTATTTTATCATTAAGAAAATTGTTTGTTCAAACGCCCGGTGAAGACGTACCAGTTATGAATCAAATTAAAGATTTTGGAAAAATGATTAGTATTTTCCTTTTGTTTGGTGCTTTAGTTTATGGTATTTTGTATTTATTAAT